TGCGGTTCCTGGTTCTAACGCAGTTCCGAAAGAACCAGAAATGAAAGCAGTAGACCTTCCTGAAGATGCAACGTCTTTGATTCCAAAGCAAGACGCAAATTACGTACCGTTTGGTAACCATAAAGACATTGATACGATTATCAAATCACGTCAGTTCTATCCTGCGTACATTTCTGGTCCAACTGGCAATGGTAAGTCTACTACAGTCGAACAAGCCTGTGCTAAGAACAAGCGCCCTCTCATTCGTGTTAACTTGAACATGATGACTGACGAAGATCAACTGATTGGCTCTAAGACTCTTGTTGAAGGTAACGTTGAAGTTGTTGAAGGTCCAGTTCTATACGCAATGCGTAATGGTATTCCTCTTTTGCTTGACGAAATTGATGCAGGTTCTGCAAACACTCTGCTTTGCTTACAGCCTATCCTTGAAGGTAAGCCATATTACTTCAAACTTAAGAATGAGTTGATCTATCCTACTCAAGGTTTCACTGTGTTCGCTACGGCTAACACTAAAGGTAAGGGTTCAGATGATGGTCGTTACATTGGTACGAACGTCTTGAACGAAGCTTTCCTTGAGCGTTTCGCAGTCACTTTCAATCAGGAGTACCCAAGTGCTGCGATTGAAAAGAAGATTGTAATGAATCTGATGAAGTCCTTCAACTGTGAAGATGAAGAATTTGCCTCAACACTTGTTAAGTGGGCTGATGCAATTCGTAGGACTTTTGCAGATGGTGGTGTGGATGAAACCATTACCACTAGACGTTTGGTACACATCGTCAGAGCTTTCTCTATCTTTAAAGATAAGAAGAAGGCAGTTGAATTGTGTATTAACAGGTTTGACGATATCACTCGTAATGCATTTGCAGATCTATTTGAAAAGGTTTCTATACCAGAAGCGCCTCCTCAAACTGAAGTGCAACAAGCTGATGTTGAAATTCCCTTCTAAATCCCTGTACATTAATTCGTACATGTGATATAATATACTATAACTTGAAATCCCGAAAGGTCTTTATTATGAATTACTCTCAACTGTCTAAGGCTCAGAAACGCTGTATCGATGCCTTCGTCAATATTCGTCCTGATCTGGCAACTGCTGAATCAATTTCCCGTACTGACATTGAAGAAATCTTTTGGATTCTTCATTCTGAACGCGAACACGGTGGCGAAAAGATTGGTTACCCTATGTGGCTTGTGAAAGGCGACAAAGTTAGTCGTGGGATGTATAAGTTCCCAGCGCCTGAACTCGCTCAAGCACCGGCAAAGGTAGCTACTAAGACTGTAGAAATCAAATCTGAACAAGAAGATAAAGAATTTTTTACAGAACTAGCAGAAAATGGTATAATGGAAACTGCTTAACAGCAGTTGCCCTTTTGGAGAACGGGTGAGCCATCACCGTTCTCCTTTTTTTTTCTTGATGGCATTTTATTACTATGGAGTTATTATGACTAAACTTTCCCGCCTAGAAGCTTATTTGAAGTCTGGATCCACCGCAACACCTAAGCAGATTACAGGTATGTTTGGTTTGCAGAATCCTACTGCAGCAATTCATGCGCTACGTAGCCAAGGTGTTTGTGTTTACGCAAACGAAGCAACCTTGACAACCGGCGAACGCACGATCAAGTATAAAGTTGGTAAACCAACTGCAAGCATGATCAAAGTTGCACATTCTTTGGGTATGTTTAACTAATTTGAATTGTACTTGAATCGAGGACTTGGGTATAATAACTCAGGTCCTCTTTTTATTTCTACATATGTCAACTAAAGATATCATTAAGAAATCACAAACCGCTACTACCGGTGGTCGCAAGTTTGATGGTGGCAAACTGCGCTATGGTTTAACTCCACCTCTTGCCTTTGCTGAAATGGTAAAGGTACTAACATTTGGTGCAGAAAAGTATGAACCGGATAACTGGAAACATGTTCCAGAATCTAAGACTCGATATTTTGATGCACTAGAACGTCACATCTGGGCATGGAAAATGGGTGAACAGATTGATCCAGAATCTGATATTCATCACTTGGCACATGCAATGTGTTGCCTTGCTTTTCTATACGAACACGATGTCAAATACTCTAAGGACAAATAATGTTTTTCACAAGCAAACTTGAAGTTTCAAATCTTAAAGTTAAACTCGAAGATGCCAACGCTAATGTTGAACGTCTTAAAGCAGAACTACTGCGAGTTAAGAATGACGAAGATACTTCTAAAGCAACAGTGTCTATCGACTTTAATAAGATCAAATGCTTCTCAGTTGAACGCAATGATTATGGAAGTCGACCATGTACTGTCTTAGGTTATAACTTACCCACTGACGCAGAAAACACTGGGCCACGTGAATGGACTCTCTACTGCTCAGTCGAACAACATGAAAGAATTGTTGATGCATTCAACAAACAGAAAGGCAAATAATGGAACTGTCAAAAGACACACTAACACTCATCAAAAACTTCGCAGGTATTAATGGAAGTCTGATGCTCAAGGCTGGCAATAAGTTGGCTACAATCTCTGAAGGTAAAAACGTCATGGCAGAAGCCACGATTGCTGAAGACCTTCCGATGGACTTTGGTATTTACGATCTTAACGAGTTTCTGAATGTGGTATCTCTCTTCCAAACGACTAACCTCGACTTCCAAGAAAAATATGTATTGGTTTCAGATGGTGGAACCTCTCGCATTAAGTACTTCGCAGCAGGCGAAGGTGTTGTCAAGTCAGCGCCAACAACTATCAAGTTTCCAGCAGCAGACGTTACGTTCACGCTCGATGCATCGCAACTGGCTATGATTCAGCGTACATCATCTGCATTGAAAGCAAGTGATGTATCTATTGTAGGTACAGATGGTAAGCTTAAGGTTATTGTTTCCGATAAGAAGAACGATACATCCAATGCATATGAAGTTATCCTTGGCGATACAGATGAAACATTCAAAGCTAATCTGAAAGTAGAAAACTTGAAGATGTTGCCTAATGACTATACAGTCGAAATCTCTAAGAAGAAGATCTCTCGTTTTAAGCATACTGCTTCTGACTTGACATACTTCATTGCTGTTGAAGCTGACTCGGAGTTCTAAAATGGGATCCGGTCCTAGATTTGTTATTAGTGTGGTGAGGGGGTTTGGACTGTTCATTTCAGTTGACCCCTTTCCGCATCAAATTTCAATCACTCTTTTAATTGGTTGTTTCAATATTTACATTGGTTTTGGAAAAGGCTACGATGAGTAATCAATATCTCTGGGTTGAAAAGTATCGTCCTCAAACTATCGACGAATGTATTCTACCAGATTCAATGAAGAACACTTTCCGCGAGTTTATTAACTCCGGAGAGTTGCCTAACTTCTTGTTCTGTGGTGGTGCAGGCGTAGGTAAAACTACAGTTGCAAAAGCACTATGCAATGAGATCGGTGCAGAGTATCTATTCATTAACGGTTCTGAAGAATCTGGTATTGATGTACTTCGTAATAAGATCAAGAGCTTTGCATCTTCTGTATCTCTAACTGATTCTAAGAAAGTGGTTATCCTCGATGAAGCTGATTATCTTAACGCTAATTCTACTCAGCCTGCTCTACGTGGCTTCATCGAAGAGTTTAGTAATAACTGTCGATTCATCTTTACTTGCAACTTCAAAAACAGAATCATCGAACCTTTGCATTCTAGGTGTGCAGTGGTCGAATTCAAAATAGATAATTCTGAAAAGCCAAAGATTGCTGCAGGATTCTATCGTCGTGTTCTTGACATTCTTTCATTCGAAAAAGTTGAGGCTGATGGTAAAGTAGTTGCTGAACTAATTACTAAATACTTTCCAGACTATCGCCGTATTCTTAATGAACTACAGCGCTACTCTGTATCAGGCAAGATTGATGCAGGTTTACTTGTCAACCTTGGTGATGAATCATACGTAGAACTTGTAAAGAATCTTAAAGCTAAGAACTTTACTGAAGTGCGCAAGTGGGTTGGTAAAAATTCTGATGTAGAATCTACTGAATTGTTTCGTAAGCTTTATGATAAAGCAAACGACTATATGGAACAGGGTTCTGTTCCTCAATTAGTTTTGATTCTTGCTGATTACCAATACAAGGCAGCATTTGTTGCAGATCGTGAAATCAATACGATGGCAGCACTTACTGAAATCATGGCTCAACTAAAGTTTAAATAAAATGGAAATATTTCTAGCAATTACTTGTATATTTGCTTTTGGTTTTTTTCTTGGATGGAAACTACGCGAACACGTTGCTGTAAAGCGTATTAACGAACACATAGAAGAAATATCTGAAGACATTGTTGAAGAATTTAAAAGTAAAGTTATTGATATCAGTGTTGAAGATCACGATGGAGTATTCTTCGTCTACAGACGAGAAGATGGATCGTACTTAGCACATGGTCCTTCAATGGAAAAGCTAGAAGATATTCTTATGGAAAAGTTTCCAGGTAAGTTATTCAATGCTAAACCTGATGATCTACAAAAATTAAAATCACGATGAGCTTCTTTGACTTCCTAAACGCAATCAACGATACTAAGAAGGATCTTATTAAAGAAGATCCTCATACTGAAAAGGAATACGTTCCTTTCATGGTTAATCGTGGATTGTCGTACTTTTCTGACACAGTAATGTACGCAAACGAAATGAATCAGTTTGCAAGTATTCCTAAGAACTGGCAATTCGATTTTTATAGAATTGGCGTTCCAAAGAAGAAGCGATTCTCTAAGTGGCATAAGCGTGATCAGAACTCTGAAGACATTCAGATGATCATGAAGGAGTACAACTACTCTGCTCAGAAAGCAACCCAAGCTATCGAGTTACTTACTGAAACTCAATTAAAAGAAATGAAGGAAAAGTATAAAACAGGAGGG